CGGTGTGTTTGCAGTTAGTGTGAACTGCGCTGTTGAGATTGGCATTCAAATCCTTAGAGCATTAGAAGCAAGTCTGCTTCATCTTCTAGTATTGACCATTCTACTTGCGCTTGAACGCTAACAGAGAATGCTGGACTTAGTGCAGAAGTTGTAGCCGTAATTGTTGCAGGCATTCTTACAGGTCGCGCTGGTGGTGTTTCTACGATTACTGGCTTAGGTGGTTGAGGTAATGGCTCAACCTTTGGCTGGCGTAGAGGTGGTGCAGGGTATGGGCGATTAGAGCCGTAGCCGGAAGCAACAGGTTCTGGTGGTGTCGGCGGTATAACAGTTGCATTAGCCGTAGCTTCTAGTTCACCAAGAGAACCCATAAATACGGGTTTGATAGTTGGCAGGCTGTTTGCCGTTGCAGTCATTGCGCCTAGCTCAGATGCAGCCGTTGCAATGTGTGTAACTGTTGCACTTACAGCGTTAGCAAGATCACCAAGCGGAGCATCTAATACAGGCAGAATTTGTGGAATAGTTGTAGCTGTGGAATTCATAGACCCTAGCGATGCAGTGGATGAAGCCGTGTGGCTTACCCCTGAAATGCTTGAACTGGTCAATGCTCCTAAAGCACTAGATGCAGAAACTACCACATTTGGCGTAGATGCAATGCTTGCGCTTAGACCATTTAGACTTGCTGAACTTCTAGCCAACTGAGTGAACGTGCCGTCATAAGTAGATACGGCTGAGTCATAAACTAAGTCATTTGCTGAATAGGCAGACTTGCCACCTACGGCTGAGGAATCTAAAGCGCGTTGATCTAAGACCATCTGCGCAAGTCGCGTTAGACGGTCAAGGTTTAATTCAAAGTCATTGAGTTCTGATGAACTCATGTCTTAGCTCGCTAGTGTAAGCGAAGTTGTAAATGATCCTGATGAGATCGTGTAAGTATCGCCTGCGGTGTAGGGATTACCTGTGATCGTTCCAGAGAACAAGAAACTTCCACCAGTTAGTGCATCCCAAGCTGTAAAGAATGTTGCATCCTGTGAACCGCTAATGTTTGTCCACGATACGTCAGCATCAGAAACAATAGACCCGGCAGATGCGCCACCAAAGGAAACAGCCTTGCGAGTAGTTTCAGTTGCGCCGTTAGCCGTGCCAGCAGCACCCGGATCGCCTATGTGTAGTTGCACATAAACATTTGTTACGGCGTATGCGGTGTTATTGCCCAAAGCATTTAACAAGCTATTCGCTAAGTGTGCGCTCATTCCAGTAGCCATTAGCCCTCAACTCTTTCAGTAACAGTAACAATCTTGCCATCGTCATCACGTTCAACGGTTCTAATAGTTGTGCGCTGTTGCGGTGCTTCAACAGTGATGTTAGGCGGTGCAACATTTATTACGGCTGGCGGTACGTTCACAACTGTTTCAGGCATCTGAACATTTACATCGTGTGTACGTTGTACGTCATAAACAGTTTCAGGTGCTTCTGGGTCAATCTGCGCAATGCCTTGAAGCATAACGCTTGGAACGCCAGTGTGTTCTATCGCCGGTAAGCCCAGAGCTGCAAGGACAGCAGAAGGATCAAAGCCAGTAGTAACAAGCCTTTGAGCCATAAGAACTTTACGGTCAGTTTCAACGAGTGCAGCAGCAGCCAAATCCACATTAGCCAAAGGAACGCGATAAACATTACCGCCCTCAACAGGTCGCAAGTCTTCAAATCTTCTAATGTCATTGACTGAAAGGAATCCTGCCTGTGAACCGATTGAGTAGCCATTCATTCTTGTAGCAAAGTCACCGCGAAGTAGACCATCTACATTGAAACGAATAAACGCATTATCTGGTAGCAATGCGCTGTAAGCATCTTCAATCTTAGCAATGTAAGGGCGCAAGGTATGAGTTACAAAGTTGATACCGTTTTGCTCTACGGATGCGTAAGACATTGCACCGGGTGTAGTAACGCCGATCATGTGTGGTGGAACTCTGAAGATACGAGCTACTTCTTCGATTGCTAACTTGCGACTGTCTAGCATCTGCGCTTCGTCAGGGTTGATGCCAGTCTTTACAAACTTTGCGCCACCTGTAAGCAGACCAGTCTTATGTGCCTTGCGGTAGCCCTCGTGACGTTGGCTAAAGCTATCAACCAGTTGCTTGGCTTGATCGCTCTTTAGGTCTTGTGGAGTTTCAATGATTCCCTGAGTAGTTGCGCCTTGACCAAAGAAACGTGAAGCGAAAGACTGCAATGCACTTGAAAGACCTAGGTTGTCTTTCATCTCTGTAACACGGGACATACCGCGTAGATCGCCAGCCTTGCGCAGTTCTGTAATTTGAAGCATGTCGCGCTTACTTACTGGAACGTCTTGGTTATCGTCAATAATGTATTCGATTTCACGAGTACGAATGTTGCGCACTACCTGAACGCGGTTAGGTGCAATACATACTAGGTTTACTACGTCACCACGATTGTCACGGAATACACGAGTAAACGAGTTACCGTCTAGCAATAAAGAAATAAGAACTTGCTGGTAATGCTCTGAACGCAGTAGGTCTACATCTGGTCGCTGAATCCATGCTGGCTGTGGGCGATAAGGAACGCGATCCCCGTCAATTCTGCGGAAGCAATCAACTGGCAAAGTGCTAATGGTGTCAGAGATTAAAAGAACACAAGCGTAAAAGGCGTTGATCTTCATTGCCTGTGTTTGGTCTATGTTCGTTCCTGCTTCAGTTGTGAAAGCAAACGAATCGCCAGAACCCCAGATTGACTGGAAGCTAATGGCGCGTTCCTCTTTATTACCGCCGGTCAAATTACCAAGCATTACTTGCCCTTCTCAAATGCGATACCGACAAGCAAAATACTTATGCCAGCTGCGACTATTCCTAATGGCAGGATGAACAAACCTAGACCTATTGAGATTGTTGCTAGACCAACCACTTGCAGGATAGATGGGATCAACGCAAACTCCTAGAAACTAAAGAACTGGGGTACAACGGGTTCTTCTCTTGAAACAGTTGCCCTATCAAATCCTATGATACTAGCAACTGCCGCATCTATCTTTCGTGGCGAGCCGCGATGTTCTTTCACAATTCTTGGCCCTAGCCGATCAGTCTTAACTACGGCGTTCTGTAAGTGTCTAAGCAATAGGGGATTGCCGTCATGCGTGAGCTTGTTAGATACAACGGCATCATAGAATTTGGCACAGGCTGGAACCATGCGAGCCGGGGAAGTAGACGGCCATTCAACAATGGGAAAGCCTGCATCATCTAGCACTTGCATTGTTCGTTGCCAACGGAATGGGTCACAAGCAATTTCTTTTACGTTGTGAGTTGAGCAAAACTCAATGATTGTATTTTCTACATCTAGAATGTCTACGCGCCAATCGTCATCATCTTCTGGCTGCTTTTCCCAAGCCTTGACCATAAAAACATACGGCTGTTCTTCTACGGTTACGCCAATGATTACAGAAGCATCACCACTAAACGATCCGTCAAACCCCAAGACAACCGGGGTATCAGGTGAAATTTCACGCTCTATCTCTAACTGTTCCCAAGCACCATTAGGTAGCCAAGCAGTCTGGCTACTCACCCACTGGTTGCAACGCTTAGTTCTAAACTCTGCTTCTGGGGTTCGCTTGACCATAGCTTCAAAATCTTTAGGGTCGTTCAGATCACCAAAGGCAGGGTTTGCTTGTTTCCAAGTTTCTAATAAGTGGTGGTCTGCATCTGGTTGCGCTTCCCACCAAGCCATAAAGAAAGTCGGATCATCTATTTCTTTTTGAGCTACACGCTTGCCATACTGATAAAGGCTGTATGCGATTGAGTCTTGACCAGACGAATCTGCTTTTACGCCGGCTGTGGTTAGCGCAATCAAAATTGGTGATCTACGCGCACCCATACCAAGTTGCATAACATCAAAGAGTTCACGATTAGGTGAAGCGTGGATTTCATCGAATAGAACTGCGGTTGGGGAAAGGCCTTCTTTTGAGTAGCTTTCACTTGATAGAACTCGGTACACAGAACCAGTTGAAGGCACTTCAATAGCATCACGATAAACCTTGCAAAGTTCTGACAGTTCAGGTTCTGCTTCAATCATCTTCTTAGCATCACCAAAAACAATTCTTGCTTGCTCTTTATCAGCTGCACAGGAATAAACTTCACCACCGTTAGGCCCCATGATTAAAGACCAAAGACCAATGCCAGAACCTAATGCTGATTTGCCGTTCTTTCGAGCCATACCAATTAGGGCTGTTCGGTGTCTAAACTTTCCATCTGCACCTACTGCAAACAAGTGGCGCATCAGTTCGTGTTGCCATTCGCGCAGTTGCATCTTGTCACCTGAGAAACCAGCAACAGTTTCCTTAGTCTGAATAGCAAAAGTATCTATAAACTCTGAAACTTCCCAACCACGCGATTTAGTAAGCGCAGCTTTGTTCACAGGTGTAAGCCAAGTTGGTGGCCAAGATTCAATTTGAGTTGGCACGAGATTTCAGCTCCTCTAGCTTTGACTGACGTTTAACCTCA